TCTTCCGACCAGCTGTCCGGTGCTCTCTCATCTAATCGCTTAAGTTCTTCATTGATCAATTTCCTTAAGCTATTAACAAATAATTCTTGCTTAGACATATTAACTACTTTTTATTAGAATTTTTATTAGAATTGCAATACTGCGTAATCGTACTTAAGTGTCAATTCAATGTTAACTGGATCTTCTGTCGACCAATCCATATCTCCAAACGTTGCAGATGATATGAAAGCTCCTTTCAAAGTCCATTCTTCAACCTTATCACCTATAGGGCCTAGCGAATTGAAAGTAATGTCTTTCTTATAAAAGTCGGAATAACCATCTCTACCTGTTACAGACTCGTGATGTAATCTAACCCATTCCATCACCGCTTGTGCTCCTGACGGAACAACTGGATCATACAATGTTACTGTTACATCTTGCCATCTAGACTTACCTTTCAACTTTCTTTCAACGTTGATGTGGTCTAGGATAACTTCACCCTGATCAATTGATGGTCTACTAGCTGCCTTAATTAGGTATGCTGGTATTCCTTCAATATACATGATGAACCTATTAGCCATCTTTGGCTCATAAGCTGTATAAAATATTTCGGTCGGGTCGAGTAGTTCTGCCATCTTATTTTACTCCATTTCTTTTATATAAATATGTGCCATTCATTATTCTGGGAACGATGCGCCTGTCGGCATCACATTAAAGTCAATAATAATAAACTCAGCCGTTCTTGCAGGCTGTAGGAATATTTGACCTACTAGCTGGTTTCTGTCAATTACATCTGGAGTGTTATTTGATTCATCCATTCTAACTTCAAATGCATACAACCCTTGACGTTGTTGAACATTTTCAAAGTATGGATTAACAATTGATAGGAATCTATTTCTTGTTGCCGCAGTATTATTTTCAAATACTAGGAACTTACTAGTTGAAGCAACAAATTTCTTAGCTGCAATCAATAAACGTCTTACATTAACTCTATCTAGTGCAGACTGTTTCTTTTGTGTTGTATATTGTCCATATACAACTACTCCTGCATTAGGGAATGTCGCAATTGGATTAAGATTGCTATCAGCCATTGTATCACGGTTAGCTGTAGTCAACTTACGTTCTGTCGCAATCGCTATATCAATACCACCTCTATTCAATCCAGCTGGGGCATACCATGGAGCAGCTACTTTATCATTAAATGCATATACTGAAGGAATCAGTACTGATGCTGGCACCCATACATTACGTCCCAAGTCATTATCCGGAACTTTAACCCATGGCCAATATTCAGCAACATAGCTAGAATCTCTTGATTCAGCTTTTGTAGCAGCTTGCGCTATTGTCTGTCCATATTCAACTGGATCAGCAACTAGGAAACAATCTCCTCTGGACTCAACCATTGCAATAGCTTCAGTGATTACCGGAGCATGATTTGCAAAGTTATCTACCAAGCCAGGAAGTACTAGCAAATTAATATCATATTCATCTTGGTTCTTAAGCAATCTAATTGCATCAATATACTCTTGAGAACCATTTGCATCAAATGTAATACCTTGAACATTTGTGTTTGAAATACTTTCATTAAAGGCCTTTGGATGAAGAACGGTACCGTCAGAACCTCCTGTAAATCCTCCTCCTACTGAACCTGAGCCTGTTTGCGGCAAACTTCCTGATAAGTTGCCGTCTCTAATAGTACCATTAGAATCTAGGTAATTGTATGTATTTGCAATATTTGAAACTCTTACATATTTAGACTTATTAGGGAATGAACCTGACAATTGCAAAAAGGGATCAGATGTACCACTATCTCTCAATGTATATGATTGGTCGCCGATCGCTCTTCCGATATAATTAGATGAATTTGGGTCTAGAGTTAAGTTTGAGTAAGACTCTAAGATAACCTTTCTCTTAATAGTATCATCGCCTCTTCGTAGAGATAAGTTGAAAGTACCTTTTGTTGGATTAACTGAAGTTACTTCCCAACGAATATTATTTCCGGATCCAGATAGCAATAAATGATTAGTACCAGGAGTGCCGGCATTGTTCATTTCATCGCCATCTGCTAGTGTTGTCAATGTAAAGGCATATGGGCCTCCCCCAAAACCGGAACTGGCTTCAGCGGATGGCACTGAAGATGTTGCAGGAGCATATGCACCATCCAATACCCGTACTACTGTCAACGTATCAGCATATTTAAGATACTCTTGAGCTACGTAGTTTGTTAGATATTTATATGAATTTTCTGATGCTCCAGAACCAGAAGTAAACTTTCCTCCAAATATTTGCAAGTACTCTGAATAACTTGATACAATCGTAGGAATTCCGGCTGGACCTTTTTGTGTTGGTCCTATTACTGCAGCTCCAATTGCTTGGATTCCTGCAGGAAGGAATGTCTGATCTACTTCGTTGGTAAATACACCAGGTGAGATAATTGTTTCGGCCACTATAATGCTCCTATATTAATAATGAAAATGATTCATTTATAAATATTGAAGTAATATAGTAAACAATCAAGATTGGGGTACAAACTCCCCAGTAGACAAGTCTAGTGTTCCGACACCGTACTTTGAACTTAATTTGGCAACCAAATCTTGTTCATCTTTAATAATACGTTCATATGAACTAATTAATTCAGACTCCCTATCTTTTAGCATTTGCTTATCAATTTGGACTAGACCGAGTTCGTATGTAGTATCGGCTACACGTTGTTGTAATGTTTTGATTTCTGCAATTTCTTGCTCTGTAAATTTTTTTGTTTCTGCCATAACTAATGTTTAAAATAAATATGTATTACTGTTGTTTGTACTGTAATTCTAACAAGGCTTTATATAACTCTTCAGCTGCTATTTCTATATGACGTGAAAAATCTTTATCTAATTTGAAACATGGATCTTGTATCATATAACGGCCGATCATATCATATAATAATCGTAATCGCACTTCCGCGTCATAGTATTGTTGTCGTTTTGGTTGTATCATATCACGGGTCATCTGTTACATTATCACCTGATTCTGTGTTTATAGGGGTTCCGTCGAATCCTCCTACTCTGTCTTTTATCACTCCTGTTCCTCCTGTTGAATCATCATCTGGATCATTACCGAATCTTGCATAGAACAGGATATTGATATACTGTTAATATCGGCATAATTATGTTCTTTCAAAATAATAGGTAATTCCTATTAATATAAATCTTTTTGCATTATAACCCGCATCAGCTTGCCAAGTTACATATACTTCATCTCCGGCGTTGAATGCATCACTATATGTTAAATTGAGAAATTCCCTGAGTTTTCCTGTACCATTAACAAAGACACCCGTGTGTGTTTGTATGTTATCACTTGTACCTGCCGCATTGTCAGTGAAATTTTTTCTGTATACTCTAAGAGTTATCGTATATGTCCCTGAATCATATCCTCTTGTATGCATCCTGATTCCCGTCAAAGTAGAGTTGTAAGGTACGATATGACCTGTCCTCTGATATTCAAGAGTAGGGAAATTGGTATTCCATGCTTCTGCATTCTCACCCCCAGTGAATGGGCTACGAACTCTTTGGCTAGTTTCGCTGATAGTATTTATACCACTACCCTGATCTTGTATAAAAAATTCACTAGGGCCAGTAGACCCAGTTGGTCCACCCGATCCTGTTGCGACTGTAAGATCGAATGTTGCTCCATCACCTTTAGTAAATGTAATCACATTACTACTTACCGAAGCTGTAGTCATGTATTCTAACAATGAACTAGATAGGCTCGGGAATCCACGTAATGAAATATCTCCGGATGCGCTTATATCACTTGAAGCTGTAACGGAAGCATTATATAATATCGAGTTCTGATTATATACGGCTAAATCGCTTCGAGCACCGTCACTAGTACCATTACCAATAATTACTAGCGCCGTAGTATTGCCATGAGTATTATACTGTCCGTGTACATGTTGATGTGATCCAGAGGCTACTGTTCCCTGACCTTCAGCGTGTGAATAATCTCCATCGGCTACCGTTCCCTGGCCTTCAGCATGTGATCCTAAACCATTCGCTTTAGTGCTTTTGCCTTCCGCATGCGAATAATCTCCAATTGCTTGTGACTGACCTCCTTCTGCATGTGATCCTGTTCCGCTAGCGACAGTTTCTTCTCCTTCCGAATGCGACCCTATTCCAGAAGCTATAGCCGACTGGCCCTCAGCGTGAGCTGCTTGTCCGGATGCTCTAGTACTAGACCCTTCAGTGTGTGAATATAACCCAGAGGCGCGCGTTCCGAATCCTTCGGCATGAGCTGCCTGGCCAGTCGCTAATGAACCCCATCCCTCAGCATGACCGTAATTGTTCTGTACGGAGGTACCGAATCCTTCTGCGTGTCCGGCTGTTGCATAAACTGCAGATGACGAACCTTCGGCATGGCCATACTTTCCTTCAATTAACGTATCACGCCCTTGAGCAAATCCAAAGTCTGTAGATACCAATGTATCTCTTCCTACTAGTAGTGATGCAGATATTATTACTTTGGAATTTGCAATATTACCGGCTTCTACTACTTGGTTCAAAGTCGGCGTTGATCCAGTATCAACAGTTACTCCAAATGTTGATCCATCACCTTTAGTAAATGTAATAACATTTGATGATATAGATGCTGTTGTTAATAATGAACTTGTATTTGTTGGAATGACATTTAGTGCATACGATGCAGTTGTTGAATAACTTGAAGATAACGAATATGAACTACTTAAACTATATGAACTTGATAAAGCATAACTTGATGAAGCTGGGGTTCCGTTTATCCAGACTCCTGAATTATAAACTAATGCTTCTCCATCTGTAGGTCCTGTAATTGAGACATCACTTAAATCATCTAAATTACTTACAGCAGAACCACCTCCCCCACCTTGACCAGATCCTCTAAATAATCCAGCAGGAATTATTTTATTATCGCCTGTATTTGTTATATCTGTTGTATTACTCTTTAGGACGAGAAATCCAACAAAAGTAGTAAAATCAAATGTATCCCCTTCTGTGAATGAATCTGAGGAAAGATCCGCTAAAGCAGTATTATAGTCAGGATAGATAGTTTGACCATAATAAATATATAGTACTCCTGTTTTAGGATCTGAGTATGCTCTTTGAATTGTCCAGTCATTGTTTGAAACTGAGCCAGTTACTCCAGTTCCTGGATCATAAAACCCAGGCCTAAGTGAGGTGTATAAATTCCCTCCATTTGTATCAAATGCAGCTCCAGAACCTGATCTATAAACATAGGCTATACTGGCGGTTGCTTGGGCATTTGTTGTTATAGTTGAAGGTAACTCAGGGTCATTTTCATAAAACCCTCCATGTATAAAAGATTGACCTGATCCAACTGATAATCTCAAACTACCTGCCTGACCAGTAATTCCATATCCTGATATTTTCAAAGGTCCAAATACATCAACAAATGTTGAAATTTGAGATATTTGGCCATAGGCAGTTTGAACTTGACCTCCAAATGCTGATACTTGGGTATAATCAAAATGACCTACAGATCCTAACGGAATATAATCGTGATATTGGTCATTTGTAAATCTGCTTGATTGTTGTTGTAAATCACCATTTTGATCGATATATAAGTAAGTTACCTGCTGAGTGGATATGTTTGAAACACTCTGACTAATATTAGACCAATTAACATAGGTTATTATAGGTGATATTTCCTGATTAGTTGTAGCATTGTGATCAACTATTATACCACTACCAGATGACACAAAAACTGTACTACCTGAATAAGTAACTACCCCACCAAATAACAATCCTGTGTTTACTACTCCTTCAACCCATTTCCATTTTATTAGATTTCCATTTTGGCGGATATATAAATCATACCCTAAAGATGTATTAGATGCACTTTGAAATAATGCAGTTGAATCTAAATCAGTACCTGATGGATCTGGGTCTTCAGATGGATCTAATTTTAGACTACCTGAAACTGTAATACGATCGCTATCAATGACTAATACATTACTTCTAGAAAATTGGTCAATACCGTTACCTATTATAAATAACGAGCTATCATTTGCTACATTATATGTGCCAAAGACTGCCTGGTGGGATCCGGATGCTATTGTGCCAACGCCTTGGGCGAATGAATAGCCCCCGTGGGCTACAGTCTGTTGGCCTTGTGCATGCGATCCTACGCCCCTGGCTATTGTAGTAGCGCCTTCTGCATGTGAATGGTCTCCTATGGCTTGTGTCTGGCTTCCTTCTGCATGAGACCCTATGCCTACTGATTTGTTTTCAAAACCGAATGATCCTACGCCTTCTGCATGCGAATATTGGCCGATAGCTTGTGTAAATCCTCCTTCGGCATGGGAATATGACCCGCTAGCATTTGTAAAGAAGCCATGTGCTCTCGAACCAATACCACTTAATGTATTAAACTGTCCTGTTATTAATGATCCGGTAATTATAATGGAAGCTGATGTCTGATTACCTCTACTTGTAACATCTTGTAATGTATCAGTCGATGGGCCAGAGCCTCCTCCAGATCCAGTTGCGACTGTTAATTGGAATGTGCTACCATCACCTTTAGTGAATGTTAATATGTTTGAAGCAACTGACCCAGTGACCATAAACGAGCCTGTTGGCTGTACTGGTCCTGCCGGCCCTTGCGATCCAGATGGTCCGATCGGGCCTTGCGATCCAGATGGTCCTTGCGATCCAGATGGTCCTTGTGATCCGGATGGTCCTTGCAACCCTGCTTGGCCTTGAGGGCCTGGTATTTTTACATGGACAATATTAGTAAGTTGCTGAACTGTATTAACAGTACGGTCACATCGGTTATCAGTTACAAGTACTTGTCGTTGTACATTATTAATGATAACTGTATTCTTATCGCGATTAACATCGATAATTCTTGTATTACAGTTTCTAGATGCCATTAGTAAGTTGGTCCTAAGGTTACATTCTTAGATAACCGAATCTTTCCTTCTAATATTCTATAAACTGTCGGCACTGCATCGCCAGACGCTATTTCTAAATCGTATACCGCCTCTCCAAAATCTAACTGCGATGAAGATGCCGCGGATATATAAATTCCAATTGTCCCCAATGTTGGAGAATTGGTTCCGGAACTCCCGCTCATGTTCAATCCAGTACCATCTGATGTTAAACTCGATGAAAGTGTTAACAATACAGTAGAACTACCAACATTAGGACGTAATTGCATCCGAGCTTGATAGCCTGTTAAATCAATAGCATTAGAACCAGAATCTTTGTAAGCCACTTCTAAATCTAAAGTAGCTCCTTGTTCTATAACAAACGAATATAGTCCGGCTGGCATAGTCGTATCCTTTTAAATAAATATGAAAAAGAAGAAGGATTATCCAGGATTAATTAGCCCAGTACCATCCGATTCATTACCGAATACAACCTTCTTAGGAGAAAACCTTTTTTGTAAATTCGATGCCTGTAATTCATATGGCATTAATAATGTACCTTTCACCTCTGCCGGGAGTGTTGCTCTTACAACTCTATCTTCTCCAGCTACATTTGTAGTCTCTATTGATACATCTCTTAAATAAGTCGGGAACTTGAAAGTAGTTCCATATGCAAATCCATTAGTAGGTACTATCTGTTCTATCACTGCATTTAACTGTTCCGTATACTCTGTCCATATTACGAACTCATATGATACATTTACGAATTCCGGGACGGGAGAGATATACAATTCTCTACCTCTACTAGTATTCTGTAATACTGATAATCTGCTATACCTATTATTCTTTGTATACTTATTCTCAAAAACGTAATTGTTCGAGTCGGGGTTCTGATTCACCCCCAATGCTTTAAGTTCGTCTCGTTCTACCAAATTAGTTCTACGAATAGAAAATACTGGAGTCATTACTTTTCCTTTTCTATCTCGCATAAAACCTCGAGCTTGTACTTGAGCCCACTTCTCTCCATTAGCCCACATCACCGGAACATCTATCATTTGCCCGTTCTCTTTAATCTGCGGACGGATGACATCACGTATGTATGAGAATATAGCAAAGTCGATATCTTCGATTGTAATTTTTGGAGTCCGGATAATATCATTATCACGACGAACTTCGTTAGCCCTGTTAGTTTTTGGGTCATTACTATATGAAGATTGGGTTTGTTTTAACTCTTTCTTTGCCATTATAAGTTCTTAGGTATTACATTAGATTTATTCTGACCTGAACGAACTTCTTGAATATTCAATCTGTTACGCCTTGTCAAATGGGCCGTTACATTAACAGCTACAGACAAACCAAATTCTTTTCTATCATTTAAAGTGAATCCTAAATCTGTCGATGGATTCTTGCCGGCCCAATACTGTGATGAGCCCACCGTATCAATTTCATAGAACTCATTATCAAATTCAATTACATCGCCTTCTTTTAAAACAATGTTTTCATTGACTAAATCGTCACGAATAAATCCAAATGTAGCTGTCCTATTCTGATCGTAAATTTCTGTACTATCAAATACTTTATCATCCTTCCCGATTAAAGCATTAATTCGTATTACTGGCTGGTATACTTTTGTATCTGACTCATCATATATGTTGGCTTTAGTATCATCTAAACTTAGAATGTAGATTCCTACTTCCATATCGATATAGTCATTGATTAACTCTCGATTAATAGACTTAACTAATTTCGCATCTCGTTTTGATCCATATAATGCCATCTATCATCCAATGTATATTTTAGTTGGAATCTTAGCAAGCTGTTGTTGCATGGATTCTGCCTCTGCCTGTTTACGTTCCAATTGTGCTTGCCTTGACATTGAGTCTAGTATCTCTTTAAGTTCTTCGATAAGTGCTTGCTTTTCGGCTTCTGCAGCGCTCACTAACTGATCACCATTCAATGTTATTTCAGCATTCGGTATTGGAAGCGACGAATACTTACTACGAACATAACCTAGCATCTCTTTTGCTAACGCTAATGTGTATCTTCTAATCCATTGCTTTCCAACTGCATTAATAGTCTTGTAAGTAATTGATTCATATGGAACATTAGAAAAATCAGATACCGTACCAGTAGTTCCCTTTAACGCATTAGCCCTATCAGCTTTAAGTATATATTGGAAGTATACCTTTCTGAAATTCGTTCCATTTGGTATTGGGAAGAATCTTATTCTATTATTAATAAGCTCAAACGTAAATGCTGACTTACGTATTTGGTCATTAAACTCGATAGCCTGGACTCTTAATGCGTCGAAGTATACTGGCATCATCATAAATGAAACTGATGTAGAAAGTCCTCCCCATCCGAATCCATCTAACATTTGTTGCGTCCCTAAGCCAGAACCTGCATACGGATCAAAATAACGTACGATTGCCGGCGGTGCGGCATGGAACACTCGTTTAATTTCAATATCATCTACTCCCGGGGTTCCTTGTTCAAATGTCACGCTGCCAGTATCAGTCAAGTCATACATTTGTTGGCTAGAACTAATTGTGATTGACCCCGTATAATAAGTAACATTTCCTCCGGAGCCGGCTTCTGTCCCATATTCCTTTGCCAATTCGATTAAACCGCCAAAATTAGGAGATACTGTTCTTCCTGATAAATTTGTCGATGAGCCTGTACTAGACCCGTACAAGTTAAGCATGTTATCTCGTATATTGAACGTATTGAGCTGAGCTCCATATTCTGATACAGCCTCTTCGAAACATGCAAAGAAATTACAATCTTGTAGTTCTATATCCGTTATTGGATATCCTAGTCTTTTTGCTGTCCATTCAGCGACTCTCGGAGCGTCATACTGAAATTGAAGATCGTTATCATATAGTTCAAATGGAGTATCCCCTGGAAAGAAAGATGATGAACCAGGCCATACTATAATATCAGTTGCCATACGAGCAATCCTTTATAATAAATATACAGATCAAGCATATAGCAGATCTAATAATTCATTCACTGCTTCGTGTCTATGTGAGTCTGTAAGATTACATCTATAAACGCTATTTGATACTAATAGCTTAGATACATCGTGTATAGCCGAGTGGTTTTTATCTCGCAAATCAATTTGTTTTGAATCACCACAAAACATCATTTTTGAATTCTTACCAAGTCGACCGATGGCCATGGCCAACTGCGATCTGGTTAAGTTCTGACATTCATCTACTATTACAATTGAATCATCAAATGTACGTCCTCTAAAATGAGCTAACGATACTAATTCAATTTCATCTGATGTTTCTAACTGAGTCAACTTCTCTTGTTTGTTGTATACCTTGCGCATATTCGATCTGATCGGAACTAGCCATGGCTCCATCTTTTCATTTGCATCGCCGGGTAAGAATCCGTTATCTTCTGTAGAAACAGTTGGTCTTGTAATTACAATTTTGTTGTATTGTCTTTTAAAGAACATATCAAGGGCAATCTGAACTGCTAATAATGTTTTACCAGTTCCTGCTGCACCCAAAATAAAATTATACGGATGTTTTAATATTTCAGCCTTAGCTAATTTCTGTTCTTCTGATAATATGATTGAAAATCGAACATTGCCTTTTGGAGGCGTCTTCGCCTTATTCTCTGCCTTCGCCATACACGTCAAATAAATGATTTATTATAAATATCGTAACCGGACAAGTAGATGTAAAAAAAGGGAGACCGAAGCCTCCCCTTTTTAATAATCAATTAAACTCGATTATATAGTCTCTAGTCCGTGGACAAAGACCTTACCATAGAACTCAGGACGAGTGATCTTCTTAGCATAACGAGTCATCACACCTTTACGTGGAGTGAAGTCTTCTGGGTCATGCAATAGAGGAGTCATGATCAACGGAATATATGGAGAATAAACAGCTCCTGTTTCTAGGAACTGAGATCCACGGTATCCCATCAAAATAACGTTCTCAGTCATGTAAGGGTTCTTATACACTTGGAACCTACTGTTGATAGATCCAACTTTCTGAACACCCATTGCGAACTGCATCTTATCACCGTCAGTGTCTGCAGCATATCCAGGAATAGATTCTAGGATTGTTGCCACTGTTGGAGAACATACAAGGAAGTTAGCTCCACCTCTTAGAGTCAATTGGTGAATCTTGTTACTTACCTTTTGGATCTTAGTTCCAAGAGTCTGGAACCATGTTCCTTGGTTGTATGCTTGAGCTGCTGTTGCGCCGGCACTGAACGTGTTCGTTGCAGCATTAAACTCATATCCAACACGTGCTGACCACTTATCAGTTGTCTGTGCATTCTGGATAAGCATGTCTAAGATTTCCAAATCAATTTCTTGCGAAACATATTCAGAAAGCATGCTTGTCAATTCTGCTTCAGCATCAATTGAGTGATAAGCATTCAAGTCCTGAGCAAATTCAGGAGACCAAATAGCCTTAAGCTTTCTAGTCTTAGCAACGATCGGTTCAGATCTCATCTCAAGGTTGATCTCTGGAATCGAAAGTGAGTTAGTAGTTGCATCACCTACAGTATCTTCATAATCACCACGAGTGATATCAGTTGGCTGCTTAGCATACGCAACTTTAAATGAAGGTGTACCAGCGATAGAGTGTACCAAGAATTCTACATGAGAACCATTTTCGGTTGTTCTTGTAAATTCTGGGAACACATTAAATCCTGCTCCAGATCCTGATAGGTTAAACGATCTAACACCGTTAATATCATAATTTGTAAGTGAAGCGGATGGAATAGATACTACATGGAATACGTTTCCAACAGCTGCTGCTGAAGCAGAGAATTCAGAATTGTAGTTCGTGAATGCTTGGAACGCTGCATCATCCATTGATGTTGCTGCAGTAAATAGTCCTGTCGTCGGGTTAATAGATCCCGTACGAGCATCGGTTACACCTGTACCAGCTGATAATAGAGCTGTCACTGTTTCGTTAACGGTATATCCGAAACGACCAGGTCCGTAAAGACCTTCTGTTGCTGGAGTACCTGCTGCTGCATCAGTGATACCGAATACAGAGTCAGACTCAGCTGTACGTCCTTGGCCTGTCAAGAAGTCGTTACCTCCTGCTACGCTATCAATCTGACCAACACCTGTTCCATACTTGAAGTCTAAGTAGAATACTAGACCTGAAGGTAGGTTCATCGGCTGAACAGAAACGAAATCTTTAGCTGCAATTTCAGCAAAGATTCTACGTACCAGTGGTAGAGCAACGCCTGCCCATTCTTCTGCATTAGACTGCGCTCCTGTAGCTGATGCTTCAGTTACAAGTTGACGAGCCTGGTTTTCCAAAAGAACGGCCATTGAACGTCTATCGATCTCGCTATCCAACCCCTCTAGAAGACCTGACCCTTTCCACTTGTTTTCAAGCTGAATAGCCACTTCTTTTTGAGTTGCTGCATGTTCATGAGGTAGTAATGAATTTATGTTCATTGTTTATCCTTTAATATTTGCTAGCTTCTTCCAACGAGCCGCCAATGCATTTCCTTCTGAAAGAATTTCTTTCTTAGGAGCTGTTGATTGACTTGTTCTTGACCCGTATCCTTCGCTAACGGTTCTTTTTACTCTTTCGCCTGCACCAATGAATGATTCAGATAATGTAGCAAAGACTAACTTCACTTCACGTAGAGTCTCAGCTCTATCGAAGTTTTCTATTACTTTCATTTTCTGTGTTTCAGATAATGCATGGTTCTTGAATAGTTTGTTTGAGAAAAGTAGTTTTGCGTTTAGAAGGTTCACTTCGTTAAGCTTTGACTTCAAGAAGCGAATCACGTTCATAGCCTCTTCTAGTTCAGCTGCCGTATCATCTACTTCAGCCTCTTCTTCTTCGTAATCTTCTTCAGTTAGAGACTTAATGATTTCATCAATACTGATGTCATCATCCATATCCTCTTCATAGTCATCACCCTCTTCCATCATCTCTTCTTCTTCCGAATAATCACCTTCTTCCATCGGCTCTTCTTCTTCCGAATAATCACCTTCTTCCATCGGCTCTTCTTCTTCGCTTTCCAGCTCACGAATAATCGCTTCAAGTTCTAGCTCATCTTCATCATCCATCTCTTCGATAGATTTTTCTTCGTAGTCATCACCTTCTTCCATTGATACCTCTTCTTCCTCTGGTGGCATTTCGTCCATTACTGGCTCCTCCACAGGTTCTTCCATTTCTTCTCCGCCTTCCTCTTCAGCAATGCGGTTAGATAGCATGGATTGGATCTTTGGAACGAATGACTCTTCTAGCGCAAGTTTTGCGTTGGCAATTGCAGTTTCTCGTACTGCTTTAGCATCTGCGATTGCCTCTTTAAGTAAATCAGAATTTTTCATTCTTGTCCTATTATTTAAATTTGGAGTAAGGTTATTTGAACCTTAATAATGCCGAACGGCATTGCTTGTGATAAAGTGAGGGATTGTATATTGGGAATACAATATCGTACAACAATATATATACACGTAATTATAAAAACATCCATCTTAATAGTAAAAAAGCGCCTTTCGGCGCTAATTTACATTTCATTCTCGGATATAAACTTTTGTCTATACTCTGCCCGTTGACGTTGTTCCCGTTTAATTTCAGACTTTGATTTGAACTCTCTCCTATCCTTTAAGTCTTGAATAACTCCCTTATTCTTTAATTCTTGTTTAAACGTTCGAAGTGCATTTCGGATATCTCCTCCAACAACTCGTACCCCTCCGGAAGGCCCGACAGTCTTTCTTGCTCGTAAATTCATATAACTTGTTTTTTTAGTTTTTTTGTTCATTCGCTATCTTTCAATGACTCATTAATATTATAGTCACGTTATGATACTGATTCTAACATTGGTATCAATTCTCTAACCATTGTCATATCCGCTGGAATTTCTTCGCCGTCTGATGAGGCCATTAGGTGATCTAGCACAGTGTTAACATTTTTAATCGTTACTCTATATCCCAGATCTCTTAGAATTTGTTTAGCCAGATATGTTTCATTTGGTAAGTGACTTGCCGTACCTCTATTAAAATTTTGGATCGTTTTAACAGCTGCTTCCACATCATATTTTACAGCTTCACGAAGCAGTTTATGATCATTGCTTGCAGGTCTACCTTTGAATAAACGTGCATATGTTTCTGCTAAATGTTGTTTACTCTTGCCCATTTTTTCCCTCTTTTATATATTCGCTCTTCTATCCAATTTCATTGGAAGATATGATTCTCTCATAAGATGTTCATCAAGCTTTTTAACAAAATCTTTAAGATACCTTGACGCTAATCCTTTCTGCCCATCTTCAATTGCACCTATAGCATCCCATAGTGGTGCAGCATCTTCATGAAAGTTCATATCTTCCATTGAATGATATAGTTTCTTGAGATCGCTAAGACTCCATTTATCAGTTACTGTAGCTGCCATATCGAACATCCCGTCTATGTCGAAATCCCTACTGTAACTATCACCCAACTTGTATTTCTTTCCCTCTTTTATATATTCGCTATCTTTTAAAGCCTCATTAATATTATAGTAACGGTTTAAAATCATACCAATATCATCATATGATGACTCCAGCCGTTGCTGTAATTGATTCATTTCTGTAGCAGTTTTCTCAAATACTTTCATTGCTTCATTTAGCTGCTTTACATGACGTGATACCGTCACTTTATCAAACCAATGTTCTGACTCATCCATTGTAACTTGACTAGCCTGTTCAACTATCGACCTAAGACGACTAACGCACTCTTCTAGAGAATCTTCGCGATAAATCGCTTCGCCCATATTATTAAAATTAGCTACAGATTCTAAAAATGCATTACGCGCTTCCTTCGAAGGACTCGATGTTCCTGGCTCGTAATCCTCATTAAGGATCATCTTCAATAATTCTGTTTCGTATTTTCTGTTACTCATGATATTAATCAGTTGTTAATTCAGATGGAATATTTCCATATGGGTCTGGAATGAATCCAGTGCCTCGTTGACCTTCGGTATTTGTTGGACCGTAAATACTCGAATGCGATGCAGATTTAAGTTCTGAATGCTGTACTCCTCCCTGGGTAACTGGATTGCCTAAGGGAGCATTCGTTAATGGACTAGTATTTGGTCCTAGGACTGTACCCGTACCTCTCCGGCCGGGGTTATTTGGTCCGTATTGTGATGTGCCTGCTAAATCTTCTAATGCCATTAGAACTCCGTTATTATATCAGTAATCAATCTTTCAATCGATTCAAATTTATTTAATTCTTGATGCGTCTTCCCTTCATTCACTGGAGATAAAAATGCTCCATGAGTCGACGGGTTTGATACAAAATCAAACGCAATTAATTCAAAGTCTGGCTGCACTTGTAGTGCATTGCTGCCATCTTCATTTACAATTTCTTTTACTGAACCCATCCCTCTTGAAGAAATACCTAATCTAATTCCGGACTGGAAAAGTTCTTTCAAGATATTACCTGATGGTGTTCCTAATACTTCTACTGCTCCAACTAGGTCATTACCCTTCCACTGCATCTCAATTACATTATGAGAAACGTTATTAAGATTCACAACTGATGAATCTGGATGGTCTAGTTCTCCCATCGCTCTACGCTCTGCAACAAAATTTTGAGTATATTTAGTTGCTTCACGCATTAATATTTCTTTTGGATATACACGACCGTTTTGGTTTTTAGACTCCGCACGTTGTAGTACTCCCCTTACAATTAATCGTCCATTGTTCTTAGCCAAAGACTCATTAATTTGTTGAGGCGTTACTTCAAATACTGTATAGTCAACTAATAATCGCTTTTCCATTATTATAGTCCTTTCATAAACAATCCAGAATTAATGAATTGTTGTTGTTGTGCAAGTCTTTTACGTTCGTCTGAATAACGACGTTTAAGTTGTTCCATTGTTAGCTCTTTACCTTCATGGGCTTTAACAAACTGTGTCCAAGATCGATCTGGTATCATTGCGATAGTTCCTTTAATCTATTTGAAATTTTTGTAATACGCTCATTAATTTTCAAAAAACGCTTTCCAGTGGACTTCCAAAAATGGGAAGAATCAACACCAGACTCTTGTTTTAGCTTTAAATTATTGTGTACAATCTTTTCTATTTCAGCTAACATTTTGTTAACTTCTGCAATTCCTTTGTTGACTTTCTGACTAGGGGATGAAGTAGGATCCTTTTTAAACTCTCTATATGAAACTGCTTCATTTACAAATACGTATGTAGCAGGGTCGCCATTTCGCTGAGTACCGTCTATTGCTACATTTTCCATTCCATATTTTTTTACTAATGCTTTTACTGCTTCCTTATCCTTTGCCGGCGTAGTCATTTTCCAGTCGCCATCTTCCTTCTCGATCATATGTATTAACAAATCTTCTCGAGAAACTGGATGAGTACCTATTTGGTATTTGCTTGGCTTGCCTATAGATTCTTCAATATCATTAATACCGTACATTTCAGACATCATTTTCTTGAACAAGGATTGTGATTCAACAACTTTAGTATGATTCTTAGTCTTCTTCATTTTCTTTAGTCCTGATTGTTCAGCATTATCATTCTCATCTTCTTCATCGCCAAAAGCTTTTGGAGTACGTGGAGGGCCTGATCCTCCATCTATGGCTCCAGTAACAGACATTTCATCAAGTTCGTCCGTCCACTTTTCTTTCATCTCTTTAAGATATCTCATCACTGAAACCTTTTGAATACATATGCAACGCCAGAGGTTCCAGTAACTACCCTTTTCAATCCGATATCATATATAGTATTTGCAGTAAATACTGCAGCATCAATAACTGTACCGTTAGATGCAGTAACTTCCAGGCCAGACGCGTTTTGTACTAATATTGCTCCATAGCCATATAATGACCCCGTCAACTCTACCGAGTCATTTGCAATACGTATTGGCTCAACGTAACGACCGGGGTGGCCTAATCTTTTAAATTCGTCTACATTTGCTGGATTATATGATAGATCGGTCCTTGCCATTACTTAGCTCCTAATTTTTTAATTTCTTCTATTAGCTCATAATACCTCAATATTGTCAAGACATCTTTATCTTTAATTACATGACGCTTATTAAGCTCTTCCAACATGTTCGAGATTTCATGCAATTTAATTCTTACAACCTTACTAGGAATAGTACTAGTCAACTTATCTAAGTCCGTCTTAATTGTTACAACTTCTGATAGGATATAATCTTTCAATTTAACCGTATCAGTAACATTATTAATATACTCACGAAGTAGTTTTTTCTGCTTAGGGCCTAGGTCTGAATATTTCTGATTGAATTTATCTATTACAATCTTACTAGCTAATATACGAATGTCTTTATGTTCGTTGACAAGAACTGTTTTTTCTTCTACTTTCTGGTTCTTGTCGCGTTGAACATGTTCTGTTATACCGAATTTTGTTTCTACATATTCTTTCGGGTCATCTACTTCATTATACTCAAACAGCTTAAAGATAGATGCTTGTAGTTTATAATTAGTAACTCGTGCTTTGAAAAATTCATTCGGATTACAAAACTCTTTAAGGTCTTTAATAAGATTATACTTAGCACGACGTAGTTCCGATTCGGATAACTTTCCTCTTGTATTGATTACTGCCTCGACAAACTTTTCAGCTTTTGTCTCTGTCGGGAATGTCTCTTCCGACAAGGCGCGGTATAACTTAAGTTCTTTAAATAGAACTGAATTGGCACTGAAATGCTTTCTGATTAGTCTTAAAGCATTCGACTTACTACCATCCATAGTATCCGCAGCTACCTGGCGTATCAATAGCTCAAAAATTAAGCCGGTGTTTTTTACTTTAGAATGTTTCAGTCGTGCCATAAAATACGTCCTCTCATATATTCATGATTATTTTTAATAAATATACAATACTTAAGGAAACTATTGTTAAGTTACTCTTCTAAAAGGTTCTTCTCATCCAACAATGTACCGTTGTCTTTATCGACCTCTTCCTTGATCAAAGTCTTACGTATTACATCTTTAGACTTCATGGAAGCTACCAACGCAGATATCTCTGCATTCTCCATAGAAAACGGTCCGGATTTCTTCTTACGAGTATCTAATGGACTAGAATTTTGTTGCAATGATGTAGCTAACTCTTTTCCGGCTAGAGGATCGCGACCGAATGGCGACTTATGAGACCGGCCAGTAACGTTGCCTTTTGGTCTTCCTGGGCCTGGAACAACTTCTGGATGTAATTCTGGCATATCTGACTTATTAACATACATTGCTGCGATATCATGAGGAGTACCAAAGCTCTGATGAGTCTTAGTCGGGTCATTACCTTCTGATGCAATTTGATCCTTTCTGAAGTCCTCTTTCAAGTCATTAATAACTTGAGCTTGCATTGTCTGCCATTCGACTCGAGTCAATCCGTATATGTTTTCGTATATCCATTGATCAGAGAACATTCTAGATTCTTTAAGATTCTGGGCTAATGTTACCTTTTCGCTTAGAGTTTCTACTTTCTGTTTTTCATATATCAATGAAGGGTTAGTTAGAGATAAGTCGAAATTAATCAAATCTTCATCAGTAAACCCTTGAGCATATAAATGAATTACAGCAATTTTAGTAAGTTCTGAAACGAATATCTTCTGAATACGTTCAATTGTACGCGCAAATCTAATATCTTCTTGTGCTAAAGTACCTTTACCTTCTACGCCTTCATCGTAACCTAAGAAAGCTTTTGGTATCTTTAATGCGCTAAATTGTTTATTCTTAAGATAATCGATATCATCAATCTGTCCGTCTGAGGATAGTCCGGGCAATGTATCAATTTCTGTGCCGCTTTCTCCGCCTCTAACTGGCATGAAGTAATCTTCAATACTATTTTGTATGTTGAACTTAAGATTATAATCTCCTGTAGTCTCATCAATATACGGAACTTTCTTCATTCCATTAATGATGTTCTGCATATGCTGATCTACTTCATTAGGCGGAATGTTTCCTATATCAATCTTGAAGATCCTACGCTCCGGTGCTCTCATTATCCTATGAATAAGCATAGCATCTTCCATAAGAGATAACTGTTTAAATATCTTACGAGCTGGCTCTATCATTGACTTACCATATGGCAAGAAGTTAGTATCCGACAATAATCGGAAGTGGGCAATTTCAAATGGTTCGAATATCTTCTGCTCTCCCCTACTCGCAATAAATGATCCAGCTGAATGAGTGCCTTCTAATACAAATCTATGAGCATAAGGATTTTCTAATTCATATCCTTCTTCTCTACGTATCTCATATGGAGATATCGGCACTACATTTATAATCCCAATATCTTCTTCAATATCTAAATGTAGATAAAAATCTCCATACTTACAAGCATTACGGATCCAGGGCCATAGATTGAAATCGATATTTAAAATGTCATTAAATAGATTACGTAGAACCTTTACAATCCTTTCATCGTGTGATCGAATTGTAAGTGTATCCCCGTCATTGTCTTTAACTGTAGATTCATCTGCGTAGATATCTAACGCTGAACTAATAATAGGATCAGCATCCATTGCTTCATAGTCACGGAATAACTGGATCTTTGCAGTATGGAATGATTGATTTTGTCCATATGTATTATAGCCAGGCATTCCTCTATGAACACCGTTAAACCTATCTACATGGTTTCTGTTTGATAAGTTACCGCTAGACTGCAGTCGGTTTGTATCAACCACTTTAAGTCTATTCTTTGCAATCCTACGTACTATTACATTTGTAGAAAATAGACGTGAAAGCCTAGCCCGTAATGATGTATCTACCATGAAATTTGCATTTTAAATAAATATTAGATTAACCAGGTAAGATCTTCATCTCCCTGGCCATTTGGGTTCCAATTCCACTCATCCTGCTTCTTTTTAGCGTTAGTATACACTCCTTGCACCTTCCCGAAGTGTCCTAAAGAACGTCTGGATAACTCGATTCCTTGTTGTTGTAACCTTATCGCCGTATCACGTATCCATAATGCAATTGCAAATGACATTACCAAGTCATCATTATATCCTTGTTGTGCTTCTGCTTTATGACCACGCCAGATGAATGTAAGCAATTCACCATGTAAACGTTCTGAGTGAATAATTGGTACTTTCTTTCTGAAGTATGTTTCTAGTTTTGATATGATGAGAGGACGTGTTCTAGCATTTGTTGAGAATCCAACTACTTTCTTATCCTTACCTTTCAAGTCATATCCCTTACTCAGCTGTATTTCCTCGTCTACATATCCATCACTTCTATATGAATAATATAAGTTTTCATATTTACGGTCAATTGCTATTTGACAAACAGCCCATCCTATATTAGCATTTTCAATAACTAGTAAGGCATTATTCCATTCTGTAGCTACATTGACTAGCATATGGCCGAATTCGGTAGTACCTAAACGTCCTTTATATTCAGCTACTTGCCGCATAGATTCTAAGTCTATAACATGGAATGCCGAGTAGTCAGATGAGTCGCCTCGGGCCACATCGGCTACTACTGCATAGCTAGCATTAGCTGTATAACTAGGATGTTCCCATAACCAATAATTGCCATCAGCTCCACGCTTTTCAATCGGATCTTTAATATGCGATTGTTTATACCATTCAAGTACCGGGCCGTCCACTACAGTATGACCAGATGTAATAAATGAACAATCACATTCTTGCGCAGCCATTTTAGGTCCAAGCAATTCGTCTTGCTTATCTCGCCATGGCTGGTCTCGTTCTGGATGCAGTGTCCAGTGTAATCTGATAGCATTAAATTCGGATGCAGGGTCGTTTATTGCAGACTCCCATGTCTTATGGAATAAATTACCAGTACCATTCGGGGTTGATAACATTATAGCAGAACCGCCAGTCGCTAGTGTCTGTTGCGCCGAAACCCATATATCATCAACTCTATCAATGAACGCTGCTTCATCAATTATTAATAATGACAACGCTTCCGATCTAGCTGAATCACTTTTCGATGATACTGCTTTGATTTGCGACCCGTTAGATAAGTGTAGCGAAAGTTTGTTATCCTCCATGCTACTACTTCGCAACCACGAAGGTAAATTGTCATGCATGACACGTACTTTCGTAACTAGGTTCTTCGCAACTTCTTGTGTTGTTGCAATTACCAATACCTTAAAATCTTCTTTGAATATCATCGACCATAATGCATAGCCAGCCGTTAAGGTTGAAATACCCATCTGTCGAGACTTAAGGATAACGTTGTAACGATTATCTCTTAACTTTAATAATGTATCTTCTTGAAATTCATATAAATGAAAAGGGATCTTTCCTCGCATTGGATGCTGGATCATACAATACCTGCGCATAAAATGGACCGGGTCCATCGCACATCGTTTATACTCTTCCCGTATAAGTTCTTTTATACTTTTCTGCTTAGACATTAATTAAACAAATTAGTTAGAATGCTATCGATTTGATCTCGGGCGATATAACCAATCGCAATCGCTAATGGTAATCCAATTACAGTCGCCCGTTGCTGTCTTTTCATACGCCTATTCAATTTAAAGGAATACTCTAGAGCATCCTCTCCATAATCTTTAAAATCTTTATATCCATCAAATACCAAGTCTAAATTTTGAGCTTGTAACTTAACTACAGACTGCAATGTATCGATATGTTCGTTCTGAGAACGCATTACATCTAGTAAGTCAATCGTATTCTCTTTATAATAATCCTTAAACTCTAACTTGAATAGCATAGACTCTTCCTGGCCATAATCGAAACATGCTAGTTTCTTACCATCAAAGATAATTCTAGTCGGTCGTAAGTCTATAGAATCACTAGGCAGATAATTAACTACTAATGCAGGAACTGTTCTACGGTCCTGGGGAGATAACGAATTCTCGTTGTCTTGATTCTCTTGCCCATGTGCTGTCACGCTCAGCATCAGTGTAAGTAGAAATGTTGTTAATATCCCTATACAATATTTTCGTCCTTGTACTAACATTATCTTTAATTTCTTCGTTCGTATTTTCCTGTTCCTTTTCGGAATCCTTTAAAAAGTCCTTTGACATGTCTAAAATACTATCAATTTTAGCTTCAAATTCCGGACTATACTTTCTATTAAGTTCGTCCATAGTTTCATTTAGCTTGTCAAGTTTCTTCGGAGTATCGTTAATCGGCTTAAGCCAAATGTACCAGATACTGAAAGCAATAATTACAAGCGCTACTACCCGTACTTCTACTGGTATATTATAATAGAATTCTTTCACTGCTGTTGTAATTTTTTATGAAATTGAATTTCTTCTAACCATTCTGCAACGTCAAATGATGGACATAACTTTGTCCATTCATGTGGCTCTATAATACCGTCACCGTCTCGGTCCGGAGATAAATCTCTATGACCTAAAATTTGTTTCGGTCCTAAGATCTTGTCGCTACATAGTTCCAATAAAAGATTTTCCATTTCACGTTTCTGGGCATCAGTTCTATTATCTATTCCTCCTTTGCCTCCTATATATGAAATATGAACTGAATTCCAATTATATCCTTTCACTCCATTTGTAGGCTTTGATAAGTGAGATAAAATATGCCTAGTGCCGTATTGGTCAATCAAGTAATGATAGCCAGGATACCTCCATCCCAATTCGTTACGCCAATAATCTAATATCTGCTGCTTCGTCGCACTCAATGAACTAGCTGTACAATGTAATACTATACGTTTTATAGGTCTACCAAAATCTATCATAACGGCATCTCCTCTGGATCAGATTTATCCTCGAACCCTGGCGACTTTTTACGAATATCTGAATTGATAATGTTAATGGCTTGTCCGCCAATTCCACCGAAATTGTTTAGAATTCCGGACGGCCTTAAAGTATTTAGCCCTATATAACCGCCACAAATAACTCCTACTGTATACAGTGCCTGTATTATAACATCAGGCCATCCGTGTACTTTAGCTATATTTGTTACCCATACAATATATAACAATCCTAGTACTGCAATTAATAACCGCGTACTTTTCCACTTATTCTTTATGTCCTTGTCCTGTTGCATCTATATTCAAATCCTTACGTATATCATCTTTTAGCTTAACGTAATCATTTTCCATTTTTTCTATAAATGCAGAAATATCAGCCTCTTTTGAATCTCCTTCAGCATTCGCCCAAAGTGTTTCAATTGTAGATGCCTTTAGAACTTCAAATTCCTTATCAGTATCTTTAAACCATGCTTCAGCGTTATCTAACATAATCTGTTTCTCATAACGTTCCCACGCTTCCGGTCCTTCTGCCTTTATCTTACGTTCTTCAACTAATACACATTCGAAACACTTTCCACGCATGAAGTAGAATTTGAAATTTAAGCGCTGTTCATGGTCGCGCATTTTCTTTCCACATGACGGACAGCTGTCCGGCACTGAAAGCGTTTCCTTAACTATATCTAATGTCGAGTTCACTGGACGTTTTGTCCTGTAACCTTCATTCTGAGTTATTCGAAACCTATTACCATTTGTATCAGTTTCAATCCATACTTTAGGCGTACCGTCTTCAAATCGTTCTTCTACAATTTTAGAATCTTCGCCAGAACCAAAACTAAATGTTTTTCTTGTCTGAGTCTTATGCTCACCAGCTAACAATTGCTTGAGAGCTTTTATATTTTGTAACTTATTACTCATTAAGTATTTAATGTTTCACTTCTGAAATATTTAACATCATTTTAAGACGGCGTCTGGCGTCATCTTTCAGATCTAATCCTTTTAATAGATCTAATGCAAACTCTGCCTGTGCTGATGCAGGCTTATTTACTAGTTGCTTTTTTAATTGCTTCATTGCTGATGTGTTATCGACTTTTGCTAGCTGCTTAGTTATTGGCTTGTAATTATCGGACAGCCCAGACTCATCTACTTTTTCTGGACCAGATTCTCCCGGTGCAGCAATACCTCCTGTCTGGAGCATACGCGCTAAATTCTTAGCTACTACCGGATTATCTCCGGAGATCGCAACTACTACTTTATAAAGTCCTGTAGCCTGTTGTACTGGTGATCCAGTACTCAAAGCTTTCTTAAGCATTTTCACTGAAGGTAACTTTTCAACTTTCGTCAATGTCCTTGTTACATTTTTACGTGCATTACGATCTTCTAGTGATTCTTTAACTAGCGCTCTTACCAATTTTCTAAGTTTGTTTTCAGTCATTGAAGTTCCTTTATAAATAAATATGTAGATTTACTTTTTGGCAAATCCTTTATCCATCGCAAAGTTCGCTCTACTAAACTCTAAGCGGTCAACTAACTTTACTCCATTACCAATTCTATCAATTGCTACGTAGCCTTCTGGGGCTGTTGCTACCAATCCGCCCTGACCATCGTCTTTAAAATGCTTTGTTCTGTATACTGCGTTATTATACTTATTAACAAATACCATCTTTGCTTCAGCCAATAATTTAGTCAATTTGAAAATTTTGATAATATCATCCTGGCGCGCATCAAAGTTAGCTTTTGCTTCTTCTCCCGCGGCAATTGCTTTCGCCTTTCCCCGTTCAGACTTTAACTTATCAACTTTCTTATCAACCTTAACTTGATACCAAGCTTTGAAAGCTCGAAATGATGCTTTTGGATTCTCGAGAAAATTGCCCGTACGGATTTCAGAGTTGATATATGTATTAAGTAACTGCGCCGGAATATTTTCATAGTCAATTCGTATTGAATCTGCGGCCTTAATTTTCGATGCTACTAGTTTAGCTTCTTTAGCAGTAAGTAATACCGTTCCGCTAGATTCTTTAAAGAATGCATCATCAAACCAGACATCTGACGACTTCTTAAGATTAGATACGTCTGCTCCGAATTGTGCCGGCGATGTTAATGAATCATATGATGTATGGAATACAATTCCAAAGTCAGCTTTTGCAATACGCTTACCTAGGTCAGAATCTGCCTCTACCGCATATGTAATTGTATTAGGTCTGAATGTATAATGCGTTACGCCATCTAATGATTGTTGTTGTAATGACGATTTATCAAACATAAAGTCGCCTTGTAAAATATTCTTAATGCCTAATTTAGGTAAATACTGTAATGCTTTAACTAACTTATCAGCTAAGCCTGGGGCATGGCCATGGTTCATTTCAATATCTTCTGGCGTATAGTTTATCTTCGGCTCTTTATTAAAGATTGATTTAGTTCCTACAAAAAACTTACCATTATCTGGATTAACACCGCAAAATATGGCCGGTGCGCCATCCCACTTAACTGTTGTATTAACCTTTGTATCACTATGGCCACGTAAGTTCTTAAGAAGTTCTAAAAGCACTGAACGCGCCTGTTTATATCCTTCGGCTCCTTTAGTAAGAATAAGCTCTTCTAAATGAGTTAAATGGGTATTCGCAGCTGCTTCAACTATAACCTCATTTAACATTTCTTTCCACCATTCAGTACTATATCGTACCTCTCGAATGGTCTGAGGAGACATATCTTCTGATTTACTAGAATCAATTGACACTTCAGCACCTAAGAAGTCTAAAAATTCAAACCCTACTTGTTGTGCCACTTTATCGATATATGACATCCATGCATTATACGCTTTCGAACCGCGCGCATCTTTCAAATAATCTGTACCTGAGAACTCAGTTCCTTTTATACCTGTAGGGAAGAATGATACCGTCATTGGCGGGCCATCTGGATAATCTGTATTATGTACCTCTAACGGCTTGTCATCTGTCAAGTAGCTCATAACTTCAAATCCTAAGCGGTTTGCCATTTTCGTTGAATTTGATTGGTATGTCTTTTGATTACCATAAAAGTATCTAGGACCGTCATCTACAACAGCCTTTCCTAAAAACGATACCGTACTAGATTCTACTAAAAATGTCTCAATCATTTCAGTTCTTAAATCAGCAAACTTATCGCGCAGCATATTATAAATAGACTCGTCATAGAATCCCATTACATCTTCGAAGGTTTCTGGAGAGGCAGTTGCTAATACCTTACGCAATGTCGTTCCGGACATCTCACCGAATCCCGGAATATCAATATCTACATGAGGAGCTACTATCAAATACCCATGGGATTGATATGATTTAAGATTATGTTTATTCTTTTCATAATCTTGAAAATATGAAGGACTACCATCCCGCTTCGTTCCTGTACGAAATCTAGGATTCTCTTCCATATCCTTTTTGCCTATAGCAAATAAGACTGCAGTCGTTTCCGGGTCATACTGAGATGTTATTTCAATTGACTGGTATGGGTTCTTAACTTGTACTACGTTTGTAATCCCATGCCGTTTTATAACTTGTAACTTCTCTTGGAAGTTTAACGGAGATTTAGGTAATGCTACTTTATCACTTGTAGCGATATATGTATTTGTCTTACCATATTTAGATGCTAATTTCTTATACACTGCCGCGTGGTGTCTGCCCATAGGCTGGAACCTGCCAGGATATATCACAACAACATCTGTAATATTAGATTCTGTTAGTAATTCTTCTATTATATCTTGTCCTAAATTCTTCATATCAATAATAAATATCGTCGTCTGGGGTATCAGGTTCTAGAGCTTTCAGTCGTTCATTCAGCTCTTGTATTGCCTGTACTAATACCGGGATTAGCAAATCATAGTAAGCTACTTTATAGCCATCGGGACTATCTTCTACCGCGGCTGGTAAAATATTGGCTAGTTCTTGTGCAATTATCCCTACTGAATCAGTATGTACTATACGACCAGTGTGCTGGTCTTCCGGAATAATACCGAGATCAATTGCTTTATCTTTATACCTAAAGGAAATGCCTCGAATTCTACTTAACGTTTCAACTGCATTTTCTATAGTTTCAATGTCTGTCTGTAATAGTATATCTGAATAACGTCTCATGTCGCTCCTGTGAATATAACTGGATATAACTCTGCTTCTGTCTTTGCTTCGTTGCCTAAGAAATCATAAAATAGTATCTTAAATGCCAACGGCGTATTTAAAAATTGCGAGTCAATCAGTGTAGTAATTTTAGCAAAATTCGGTGTAAATCCGAATTCATCAACAGCCTTTATACTAACATCGGCAAATGTCCACTCTCCTTTACGTTGAATAAAGAACATGTTCATTGTCTGTAATTCTCCCGGGTTAAAGAATCTGAATTGTACTTTACGTCGTTCTCCTGGACGGCCTTGTACTGAACCTATACGCGTACCAAATGGCGGGCCGTCAGCAAACGGGGATGCATCTACTGATGACTGATATGTAGTTAGTGTATCTTTTATAAAAGCATCTCGAGACTCAAACGCTTGTACAGCTGTAGGAGTGTCTATGTAAATATCTAACTGCGCGAAACCTGCCTTTATAGCATTATTTGTATACACATCCATTGTTAGAATATATTCCGTTTCTGCAATCAATTCTGGATGATATGAACCTGAAAGCTGTACAATACCGCAGTCATATTCATTCCTCAGGCCTTGTCCGACTGCTTGGTCCATATGTATGCCCCCTAGAATATTAGTATTGTCATATACAGGGGTTAATAGCCTTTCTGTAAATACTAGCGGCTGAGATGCTAATAATCCATAGCCTGTAGTCCAGTATGTATTAAAATCGGCTAGGCCGTTAAATAGTCCCATCCGTGTATAAAATGTGCCAGCGTCAGCAGTGGATGAGAACGAACTACTATCTTCTAATATCTCATCTCGTTCTAGTATAGTTTCGCCGCCATCAATGTAATCTCCGAATTGGCCGGCAGCCTTATAAAATGTCTTTATCTTGTATACATCACCGGTTGCAGGCTCTAAATTAGATACTGAAATTTCGGCGAATGATTGTGTTGTAGCAGATTGACTAATAACATATGGAGCCGTAAAACTACACACAGGCGCACCTGATAAGCTAATATTCCTAATCACTTGCTTCGGTGTTCCATCTAACGTCACTTGAAACCACCCTCCAGTTAAATTATCAGCTGAATTTTTAAATCCGTCATATAACACGACTTCTGCTTCAGTATCGCTTATGATACGGTCAATTATAAATCTATACGAACCTGACAGTGAATTTACTGCAGTGCCGAAGCTCGAAGATGATTCTGTAGATTTTTGTGAATCTGGAATTAATAAACTACTAGAATATGTAGCGCCGGAACGAATTGTTTGTATTAATGGATTAGTAATTGTTATAACATCGCCTCTAGACATTGAAGTAGTAAAGAATGGGCTAGTCGATTCAAACAAAGACTTATTAACTGCAGTAACATATCTAGGCGTAGTTGCGGCTAATATATTATCAGATGAAGCATTGATATATGATAGTGCAGCAGACAGCGATTGAGGCTTCGGTGCAATGACACTACCTCTAAATGTAGGTAGTCCTGATAATGATGTATCCCCTTGAAATGCCTGGCCTGTATTAACAGGAGTCTCCATTAATGGAATTGGCTTGATAGTATACTTTGCATTACTGATACTCTGCGTTACTACCGTATTAATATTTTGTGGTTGATTATATGGCTGAAGTATTTCTGATAATGTTACTTCGGGCTTAGATGTATAGATAATTTCTGACGAGTTACGTTTCTCCGGAGCAATTGTCAGTGTATGAGACCAAAGCGCATTTGGTAGATTCAAATATTGATCTGAATTTACATCATTTGACCATGTATATTGTTGGCCTGTAAATGGATTAGTATGTACACGGCCGGCTACATAAACAGTTGCAATACCATACGGTACATCATCATAAACATATATAGCTATAACTCGAGTCCCATCAGCCTCGATATACTTGATAGGCTCATAATATAATGGATTACCGTTTGAGTCTAATACTTCAATATGGATTGTAGAATTCTTAACGAGTACATTTGTACTAGCCTTTATCTTAAATAAATTCTTTCCAGCTGTAAGTACAGAGGGGAAGTCTCGTATACTAAATATCTGATCAGATAATGGACTAGTATCAATAACTTCATATGAAAAATCTTTAAGGCCTACGTAGCTAGCACGCTTCCGTAATTGACCTAAATTCCATGAGCCCAAGGCCATTCTTTGTCACCTTTTAAATAAATATCAAGTGAACTCGATTTTAGAATAACCATTGATTTTCTTGATTTCTATCAATTGATCTACAATATCACGCATTGCATCGATATGGGAAATACATAACATAAACCCGAATTGATTCTTCATATATTCAAACAACATAAACATAGAATTCAAGTTATCTGAATCCAGTACTCCAAAACCTTCATCAATAGCTATAAAATTGGGTCTAGGCAAGCTTGAAATATTAATAAGGGAAGTTCGTATTGCTAGCGATGAAATAAATTTCTCCATTCCAGATGTCAATTCTAGCGGCCAGAAATTCTCTTCATCATATACTATATACCCATTAATGTTTTTGCCGTCTGTCTTAAGTATGATAGAGAAGTCTACAATCTGTAGTAATATATTATTAATCTCTGCTTCAATTTCCGGAAGGGCTTTTGATATCAAATAATACGGAACTCCATTTCTAGACACAGCTTTTTGATAATACTCATATCCCTTGTTTTGAATTTCTAAATCTTTAAGTCGCTGTATGCTAGCTTCTGCATCTTCTTTTGTCTTCTCTGCAATTTTTAGCTTACCCGATACCTCCATTAACTGATCTGATATTTCTAGAATTTCATGATCTAAGTCATCGATCTCTGAACGCATGGTTTCTATCTCAGCCTCTTTCTCTTTATTAAATTGCAAATCTTCTGCATATGCCTTTGCCATCTCTAACTTCTGCATTAACTCAGACTGAGTAGCTATTTGAGAAGACAATTCCCATTGTTTACGTTCCAATATACCTTTACGATCGGAAATAGTACGTTCTATATTTAAAACATCCTTTTCAAGCTTGTGTATTGCAGTTAACATTTCTGACGGACCGATATTATTGATTTCATCTAGACGAGCTTCAGCCGTTTCTACATCTTTAGATATGCCATTCTTACGCTCAATTAAATCAGGTAATTGGTCAGCTGCAGTCTTAGTTTCGTGTAACCACGGATTCGCCATACAGTACTCGCAATCTTCATCCCATTGATGGACCTCTAATTTCGATACCATCTTCTCTGCATGTTGTATTTCATGTATAATAGAATACCGATCTCGTCCTAAGTCAGTGAGAAGATCTTGTAAAGATGACTTTTCAGCAATCAATAAATCAATCTCATCATAATTAGTATTAGATAATTCATCACGCTTTGACTCTAGAGAAAGTTCAGCATCACGTAACTGTTGTTCTGCATTAACAATTTTAGCTTCGGTATCTATAATACTTTCATTTAATGAATTCAATGATTCTGTTATCTCCTCCGGGTCTTGTATATTTTCATTGATAGGACGTAGCTCGCTAGATGCACGCATCATTAGATCATTAACCGAATCCTTAAGGTTGATATGCTCATCTCTAGTAGCGCTTAAACGCTTAAACATATCTGAGTATTTTTTTATATCAGCCTTTGCATTACTCAAATCGGTACTGAAGTCTCGTCTCTTATATTCTCTAATTAATGCAGCAGTCTCTCTACTCTCGTCGCCTCCGATTTGATATTGCTGTTCAAAAATTTCTATATCTAAAAACTGCGACAACAATTCTTTACGTTGACGTTGTGATTTATCAATAAACCCAGTATTGTTATTTTGTAATGATAACGCCGTTAAAATGAAATCATCATACGTACCTAAGTATTGTTGTATAACTTTATTAGTACTATCACGTTGATCGCCGTTAAGTGATTCTGTATTACCCTGTTCGTCAATACGCCAAAAATCTACCTTAACAGGGACATGACCATTTTTCTGCTTTGTCCCTCTTCGTTCAATAAAGTATGTATACTTACCTAATACAAATTCAAATTTACAATAGAAAGATGTCTTCTTATTATTCAATACATGCTTCGCATACTTTGTACGACTACACTGATCGAAACAGCAGAACGCTAATGAATCTAACAGTGTAGATTTTCCAGTTGCATTTGGAGCAAACAATCCGTAAAGTCCGTAAAAGTCAGTAAAGTCGATTACATTTCCTTCACCATAACTAAACATGTTAGAAAATTCAAACTTACGAGGATTCCAAGTTACGTTACGAGTAAGTATCTTCTCCGGAATCTTAGAATGGACTGTACGATTAATATGACGTATCGCATCTAATAAATCTTTATCTAAGCCATATTCAACTGTCAAGTATTCCGAGATAATATCATTCTGCCACTCAACATCACGAACATTACTAAATCCGATTTTCTTATGAGATTCAGTCGATGTAAGCTCACTAACTTTCTGTATTGCAATATCCTGGACTTTATATGTCGTCCGTAAATCTGCTATCAATGTTTTAATTGTAGCAGCATCAGTATCTTTTACTTTTAATCTTAGTCTAGGTTTCTTTGGTAACTTTAAATTCCTATTTAAGATATGTCCATTATCTACATGTAGCGTATAATATCCATAGTCATTTGGAATTTCTACAAACTCGCTTGTACTAGTTTTCAAGTCCCATACAAGAATACCATGTTCCAAAGCTTCGCCATGATTCTGCTGAATAAGACTCCCTGCGTACGCAATAGTCTCCGCATCATCCAAAAATTGCATTTTATGAATATCACCTAGCAATGTTAAATCATGGCCTTCAAACATATCCACTGTAACATGAGTATTGCTAAGTACCATACCGGTGTCAGTTGCCGCATTATGTACAGCACCATGGTGTAATGCAATCTTATATTCTCCCTCAAAATCTGAAGCTTTTATGTAATCAGCCGGCAAATCGAAGATTGACATAACGTTAAAGTGTACGTTGGATATCTTATATACCCCATTGTCTTTAAGATAGTGTAAGTCCGGATGATTTAGGCTGGAGACGATAGGACTAAGGGCGTCCAATCGGTAACTATTATTTAAGTTACAGTCATGATTACCTGTTATTAAGATAGTCGGTGCCAAATCTGCCAACTGCCTAAAAAAGTCTGATACAATATCTACAAGCTCAGGTGACATATCCGTCTTGGCATGTACAATATC